CTCTCTCACCGAGTTGTCTAAGCTCGTCAACGGCGGCGACAACAACAACCCGCACAAGCCCCAGGCATTCAAGCTGCTGAAGGTTGTTGCTCCTGTTAGCTCTAACGTGATTGGCGACTAAACTCTCTTCGCTCTCAACTTCTGGGATTAGTTCCTCCGGCTGGCTGCTCCGATGCGCAGCAAAGGTTGTCAGTCAGCCGGTTCCCCAGAGGGAGAGGTTATGAAGTAATTAGTAAGTAATTATTAAGTCACACACGATAAATGAGCCTCGCAACCGATAGTATCTTTGTCGCTGCCGTGCAGTCGAACGCCGCGTTGGTGGAGCGTGTCGGTGGCCGTATCTATGGCACCGCCATCCCTTTGCCAGATGAAGATGCAGACAACGTGCCAGTCCCTTACGTTATCCTGACTTTTGACGGACTGAACAATGACGATAGCACAAAAGACCAACCCTACGAGGGCGACTATGACAAGGTGAATATTGGTGTGGAAGTAACAGCAGAATCACTCAATGCTTTGCATGAGCTGACACAAATCATTAGGAAGACCATCCTCGACTACATCTGTGGTCAGAAAGAAGCCAACGGCGACAAGTTCCCGATTGATGACTATCAGTTCTCTGCACAGGCCATACAGTTCGATTCACTGAAACCCTGCTACTGGCAGGTGCTTAACTATCAGTGTGACGTAAGAAACGATTTGAACGATGAGCAAGACTAAGAATGACATCCCCGCCATCGAAGCGGGTAAGCCTATCACGATTGAAGCCGAGAGTCGTCAGGATGCCACCGAACAACTGAATGCCCTGCGCAAGCAGGCAGAAGGCGACGGGCTGACACAGACGGAAGGTGGTTTCATCGAGTATCAGCGAACCGCAGAGGGCGAGGATAAGTTTTCAGCGGTCATCACGTTTAACAAACTCTAATTTCGAGCGATATGGCATTAAACAAAGTAATGGGCCAGAACTTTCGCGCGTTTATCGCGGGAGCTGCCGTGAATGAAGCAACCAACTGCCAGGTGACAATCCAAGGTAACGTTGAAGACGCGTCAACCAAAGATTCTGTTGGTGGTTGGAATGAGGAGCAGATGACTTCGAAGCAGTGGAGTGTTCAGGTCGATAACATCGATGCGTCCCTCTCCAATCTTCGTGCGCTCATCACGCGTTTCAATAGCGATTCTACGACGACTGTAGGATGGGACCAGACATCAGGTTCACAAAACCGTGTCGCCCAGAATGCAGCCTTTGCACGAAGCGGTCAGGCCATCCTGAACGACCTGTCAATAGCAACACCTAACCGACAGACGATCACCGTCAGCTGCCAGTATCAAGGCAGTGGTGCGCTGTCATAAACTCTGAATGACTATGGATAAAGGACAACATCTACGCCTCGTAATTCTTGAAGGCAGCGGCACACCAACCACGAAGGTTGTGGCCCTCAGTACAGACATGACTTTACATCTGTCAGCTCAGACGGAGGACAGTTCGACAAAAGACACGACAGACACTAACGGCTCATGGAATGAGTATGAAGTGACTCAGCGAAGTGGCGACATCTCATTCAACGCCCTTGTTGGTGCAGGAACCGATGCCGGTGGAAAGTCATTTGCAGACTTTATAAACCAGGTGAGCGATTCTCTCATCAATTGGAAAGTGGTATTTGTCAGCGGCTCAAACAACCGCACCGTCGGAAAGACCGTCTGCTCAGGTCAGGGTAAATTGACCAACCTTCAGGCATCTGCACAGAACCGCCAGAAAGCAACGTACTCAGGCAACATCAATATCTACGGGCCTGTCACAGTCGGAAACGACTAAACTCTCTTAATTTGGCTCTTTGATTTTAGCCATAGATAAATGAATAATTAATGTGTGTGCGGACAGCCTCGCCTGAAAAGGTTGGCTGTCCGTTTTTTAGGAACTAAACCCATACCCAGAAATGAAGACAAAAGAAATAACCATCGGAGGCAAGACTTATCCAGTCGCCTTCTCGATGAAGACCATGCTCAATTATGAGGAAATCAGCGGCAAGTCGTTCTTCGGAGAGACCTTTGATCATCTGAAGGAGCGTATCGCTATCATCATGTCGGCAGCACTGACCGCCGACGAGAACACCACACTGACCGTCGAGGAACTGATGAACGGCGACGATTGGGAGAAGGTGAAGGACATAATCGCAGCCTATAACACCGTGATGGAACTGTGCGGTGAGTTCATGAAGATTCCCGCTGTCGAGCCACAACCTGAAAAGCCGTCTGAAGACGAAGAGGAAAAGGCAAAAAACTGAAAACCGCTCACGAACTATTCCAGCTGTTCGTGGGCGAGATAGGTTTCAGTTACGACCGATTCCTGTACGGTCTGATGTGGTGGGAGGTGCGCTCGATCATCCGGGGCTATAACAACCGCCATCATCCGGGATGGGAGCAGGCGCGACTTGTGGCATACAACGCTCACTATTGCATGGGATCGAAAGATCCAGTGCCGACGGTGACGGAGTGGATCAAGTTCCCTTGGGAGAAGACAGACATTGCACCGATCAGCGATGAATACCGCGATGAGCTGCAGGCAGAGATGGATGCCATCAATGCGGCTCTTGCAGCCGAAGGAAAAGAATAACTTTCATGTTACTTTCAATATTGTTTTTTGAGTATTTGGTGAAGGGGAGGCCACTGCCTCCCCGCTTTTGTTACTTTAAATTTATAAAACAAGAAAATCGGCCTCACGGCTGTATTTGTCACCAAGTCACTTCATCATCTTCGATCCATTCATCATCGCTGCTTACGGTCATTCGTCTGCCCGTGCTCAGGATGCCACCGCAATATGACGTGATATGATTTCGTTGAATCGGCACATCAGCAATCGTCACACTACCCAGCGTCGAATTGTCTGATGCCTTAAGCGTTGCAGTTACGTCGGTGTTCCACGTCGTCTGGCCGCTGATGGTGAAGACATTCACCACCAAGTTTGTAGTGCCGATATAAGAATTGGGGATATTGACGCTTATAGGTGTGTTCTGAATGCTAACCGCCTCGCCTGTATCATACCGCAAGCCATAGTACCAAGTCGCTGGTGTCACCACAAAACTTGCAGCCCCGTCCGGCACAACATCTGTGACGCTGATTCTGAGTCTTCCGACCACACGATTAAGACTCACCGACTGAGTTCCACCAGTCGATGGTGCGACAGTCATTTGAAGTGTGGCCCAGAACGTGTCTCTGACCGCCTGCCAGGTGATGGTCTTTGTGTCCGTGCTCACCGTTGGATTTGCGCCACGGGAGGCAACAAAGTACAGCGTGTGCGTGCCGTATTCCATCGACAGCGACGGACTTTCGAAATCATCATCCGTACTCAACTGGTGACAATCTGTAACCAGTTGACCATCCATGTAATCAAATACCCACAAGTCTGTTAGATTCAGTTCTGCCATCGTTGCCCTGGTCATTGGATGCATAGACATAGCATCACCGAACGTGAAGGTGATCACCTTCTTCTGCATCGCCTCCGGCTTCGACATGATGACCGTCACCGTCGGCTCTTCCTTTCCACATCCTGTCAGCACGATTACAATCAAACACACGGCGATAATAGCCACCAACACTCTCACGACCACTTTGTCGGCTGTGGTCAAAGCCATCATAATCTTTTTCATAGTTGAATGTTTTTATAGTGTTATTTTAAGGGGAGGGGACAGTTTGTCACCCTCCTTTGACCTTTCTTCGCTTTGGTTTCATTGGGGCCATTGATGCCGCAACCTTTTCAAAGTCATCATACACCGCTTGCGCCTGTACCTTGGCGTATCTTTGCGTCTGGGTAATATTCGTGTGGCCTAACATCTTTGATACGTTTTCGATGGATGCACCATTCCTGAGCATCCACGTCGCAAAGGTATGCCGTGCGAGATGGGAATGTAGCCGAGTCTTAATCCCAGCCATCGTCTGCAAGGCTTTAAGGTGGTGGTTGTAATCGGCATTATTCATCTTTGGTATTTCCCAGTGATATTTCTCCAGCACCATGACCGCAGGCGGCAAAAGCTGAGAGACATACGCCACACCCGTCTTGATACGCTCACCGACGTTTCGCCAGGCATGTCCGTCCCATTTATAGTCACTTGCGTCGAATGCTTGCATATCCGTGTAACTGAGTCCCGTGTACATTTGAAAGATAAAGAGGTCATGCGCGACATCGAGTTCCGATCCCGTCGGCAGGATCATCGTCTCGAATTTGCGCATCTCTTCGTCTGTGAGGTATTCCACATTCTCCCTGTCGCCACGCTTGAACTTCCCTTTGAGTTTGTCGTATGGATTGCTGTCAATCTTGTCGAACGACAGCGCCCGATTCAGCAGGGCCTTCAAACACTTGTGGTAGTTATAAATGCCGCTATCGCTCAATTTCTCAGGCCTTGCACCAGCCTTGCGCCTTGCATCGCTCATCGGCTTCGTCAGCGTGTGCAGCCAGGCATCGAAGTTAGACACATTTTCTACTGTCACATCCTGCCACCGTGTCATTTGTCCCCACTCCGTCAGCCGTGTAACCAACGGCTCATAGTGCTTCGTCGTACCATCCGACACACCCAGCAGCGGGATTTGTTGCTCTATCCAGTTGATGAATGTCGGTTCATCAGATTGCGACTCCACCAACTGCCATACCTTCTTTCTGATTTCCTCAGTATTGATTTCCTTTCCTTCTTCTACGCACGCATTCACGCATGCGAGTACCTTTTTATAAATTATACCAAGCCTTTCGTTCAATTCCTTTGCACCGTGACAGTTGACTATCTGCCCAGCCAGAAACTCAGACTTATGCACACGAATTCCAGTACCAAAGTGGTGATGCTTCCGATTGATTGTAATTCGTATCTCCAGTTGACCAAGACCACCTTTCGGCACCCTGCCCCTGTGATCCCATACTATTGCACTTGTTATTTTCATATATTGTCGTTAAACTATTATTAAATCCTTTATTTATGCGTGTTTTGCTCTTTTTGTTTCCCCACCATTTTGGCCTTGGGGAAACATTGGGTAAACAAACCGCCTTTTAATGTATCATTTTGTCTTGTTTTGTATTTCTTCATAATTCACGATTTACTGTCAACTTCCCCGTATTTACGGCGGATGCGACCATTTTGCCGCATAACCGCCGAAAATCAGGAGTGATCCGTTTGGGGCTATGCGGAAATTAAGCGAAATGCCGATATATAAATAGGTTAACCTGTGTTTCATGGTATAGCTGTGGGGAAACATTGGCAAACGTCCCCATTGAAAACAGGTTAATATTATATATAGTACATTCGTCATACGCAAGACACGGAATCTGTTACTTTTCATTCTTAGGATGCTCAAATGCTTCTTTGGCCTGTTTGACGATTTCATCCGTTACACCAGGGCGACCACCACGGATGAGACCCTGCGGCACAAGGGCGTAAAGCTGATCCACCGTTCTCTTTTTGCTCTTCCCGTCGTGGCCGATTACATCGTGGATGACAAACCGGATTGAGCCATCGTCTTCATTGACGGACATTGGGAAGGCTGACGGCTGCGGTGAGGTGTACTGGCCCATCATCATGGCGAGTTGGTTCTTCATTGTCTCGATGCCTTCAATGGCTGTTTCGAGTTGAGATGCAAGCGAAGAGTTTTCTTTTCGCGTCTCTCGCAGTTCGGTAATCAGGTTTTCATTCTGAGTGCGCGAGATTTTGAGTTCAGCCGCCAGTGTGTCATTAAATTCTTTCGACTTATGGAGTTCCGCAAGGAAGGATTCGTTTTTATCCTTTGAGTCACGCAGTTCTGCGATCAGTTGCTCACACTGTCGCTCCAGCAGTTCGTTACGTGTCTGCATCCGCACGGCTTCGTCGAATAGCCTTTGAATGAAATCAGGAACTACTGGCTGCGGTGATGGCGGCAAAGGGTCTTTATTCAGAAGCCTTTGCGCCTCTTCAAGTTCACGATCCAGATTAGCACTTGCTTGGTCATAGCGCGTGATGCATTCGCTCTTGCCTCTAAAGAAATCCATATTGAGATTAAATTTGGAGGCAAGGGCACGGATAGAGTCATCGCTGACGGACTTCACGCGACCGTTCCTTACTCTTGATATAAGGTTAGGGCCGAGTCCTGCTTTCTGAGCCAAGTCGCCCTGGTCAGTTGCAAGTCCTTCATCTATCAGATAATCGACTGCCTCTAAGAAAAGTTCATTTTTGGTCTTCATTTAGCACAAATAACCGTCTTTAATCTTAAATAACCTTAAATATAACCACAAATCACCATAAATAATCACGGCGTTCGGGAAAAGTTTGTATATTTGCACTCGAAAGTAAGTAAGTAAACTAACAACGAGGCATGAAAATAGCCGTCAGACGGGAGGCCGTCTTTTCGAAGCGGATAACCGCCATTGCAACACACTTTTGGCGAGGTGTTAGGATTGCAAAGATACGGCTTTTTCTGCCAAGTTGTAACAAAGTAAGTAAACATTTAAGTAAAATTAAAAGTTCTATGATTAAGGAAAAGGTAGGAAGAGACGACTGGAAGCAGCTGAAAGTTGGCGAGACTGGCGTGTTCACATTGCCAGACGAGCGGGCGATTGAGTGTGCCCGTGTGGCAGCTCAGGACGTGAAGAAGTACGACCATTATGAGTTTGAGCGTATCAAGGTGGCAGAGCCGCTGACGATTGCTTTTAAGCGTGTAAAATAATGAACTGGTCGGCGTTAGAGGCGAAGATATTGGCCGTGATCATGAAGGCGATGAAGAGCCTGAATGAGCGGTGGGTGACGGCTGAGGTGCTGTGTGAGCATGTCGGCACGCTGACACCGCGATTTCTTAAAGAGCATGGCCAGATGTTCAACAGAACGCGAGTGGAGTGGACTGACAAGGACGGCGTGGAGCACGCACAGGCTTGGCTCTATCCGCTGTATGAAATCAAAGAGATGATCATGAGCGGGAAGATCAAAGAGTTAAAAGAAAACACATAAATCCGATATATAGATAGGTTATACTTACAAAGGAATCGACTTTTACAAAACCTTTGCCGTGATAGCGATCACGAATGTTAAACAACGACGAATTATTAATTTTGTTAGAAAGGATCGCCTGCCATCCGTGAGGCCCGCAGGTTTTCATCAAAGCTCAAAAGACAACGAAACAATTAACGACATCAGGAAACAAGACATACGGAAGTTTGGCAGAGAGGTCAAATGCGGCAGACTGTAAATCTGTTACCTTCGGGTTACGTGCGGTTCGAATCCCACAACTTCCACACAATGAAAGGAGAAACGTTCTTTGACATCGTGGACACTGGTGAATCACCAGGATAAAGATAAAAAGATGTGAGGGGAACCCACGCGATGGTAAGTAGACAACCGAAAGCCATTGGCACGCGCAAAAGCCGTGAGGCAGACGAAGGGCAGGCCCCAGAAGGAGAAGGAACTACCGGGCAGGACAAAAGACGGAGCCAATCGGCCTTATTGATACGTCTATATCCACTGAAGGCGCGGCAAGCCCCTCCAGAACATGCACGACATTAATGCGGCCACCGAAAGGTGAGTGTACCCAAGCCACTAACGCAGAGGGGTGTCTATTAGGTTTAACAATCAAAAAGTAAAAGTCATGGAGAATCAAACAAACATTCAGCGGGACATTGACCGCGAGGAAATCAAGAGAATCTGGCAACAACTTGCTATCGGTACGGCCATCGCTATCGTTGTCCTGGTGTTTATGGGTATCGGCGAAATGATATGCCGGCGGATTGAGGGCGTATGATTTACGACAAAGGTACGCCACTCGGCGGCGTATGGCACTGCCCATTCACGAAAGAATGGGTGATGCGTATGCGGCATGCCGTGAAGCACTGCGAGGGGCTGTCGGCAGAATACATCGAGAGGGCATTAGCGAATGAGAGTCTGAGCTATCAACTGCCGCCTGGTGACTTCCTCAGTGAAGAGCAGGATGCGAGGGGACTGCCGATGTCATACTGCGAACGCGAGGAGCGCAAACATAGATTTTATAATGATAGCGCGGCGGTATATGATTACGACAGCATCCCTGAGATGGTAATCACTAACGGTTATGATGACTGGCCGCTCGTAAGGCGAGGCAAGGTTTTACATGCTTAAACAGATAAATTCATAATTAAAAATGACAGAGCAAGAATTTCAAAAACAAGTCTGGCGACCCTACGACCAGATTACAACCGCTGGAGGCGTGAAGGGCAAGGTGCTCAACGTGTGCTTCACCACGAAGAGCGTGCGGGCATTCATCAGCGGTGCCCCTGAATGGGTGAAGTGCGATCTCATAGAGACACACACCACGGGCAAAGGCGGTGATGCCGACGATGCCACCATCATTGAGGAACTTCATAACAAGGTATTAAAACAGGCCGACGAGATTGAACGTCTGCGGGGAGAGCGTGAACTGCTGAAGGAGAAAATCAGCAAGAACTATCTCAGCGACCTATTGCGGGCTGTGAACATGGTGAAAGAAGGCATTCAAGAAAAGAAGTCAAAGATAAATAAAATCGACAACGGTCTGACTCTGCTTCAGGACGCTCTCGAAAAGATAGAACATACAGACGAATAATAAAATAATAAGATTATGGACGCATTACAGATTACAGGAAACATCCTGAAGGTGCTACCGGCACAGAGTGGCACAAGTCAGAGAACAGGCAACACATGGATGTCACAGGAGTACGTGCTTCAGTTCCACGTATGGGACGGTGCAAGAAATCCAAACCTTTTTGTCTTCCGTGTGTTTGGCGAAGATCGTATCAAGCAATTTGCCATCAAGGAGGGCGACGAAGTAAGAGTGTGGTTCTATCCAGACGGTCGTGAATACGAAGGTCGCTTCTTCGGTGAGAACGCTGCCCACAAGGTGGAAATTCTCAAACGTGACGGACAAACCATCGTGAAGGAGCCAGAGGGCACACAGACCGCAAACATTCAGCAGCCGACTAATTCACAACAACCACAACAGAATGCGCCCACAGGCGATGAAAACGGCGGAAAGGAGGGCGATGATGATCTTCCATTCTAAACCAGACTATTTCCCGAACTCGACACCGACGGGATGGAATCAAAAGAACATGCAGATGCCTAACCGCCGGTGGCAGATTCAGAGGCAGCAAAAACGGGGCTAAAAACTTTAACCATATTAAAAGTGGTGGCTTTTACCTCAATAAAGGCACCACCTTCAATAGTATAAAAGGTTTTAACGACTAAAAAAGGAACTATATGAGAGACAATGAAGTAATCGACATCGTACCTGAGTTTACGGTAAATATGAATGGCGCACAGATCAAGAAATGCTGTGCCAGTTGCAAGTATCATGATGCGCTCGATGATAAAGGCCACCGCCTTTGCACCTACGACGGGGCAAAGAAGGTGGTGTTTAAGTCCGAAGTCTGCAAGCACTGGGAAATCAGCGATGCCATAAACATCATCCGCACAAACGGCCACGGCGTATGACACAGCGCGAATACGACCACAACCGCTATATGGGCGACCGTGATGCGCGAATCCATCAGTCGATGGTATATCGCAGGGACTACGCCTCGAAAGGGCTCAGAAAGCCCCGAACGACCAAAACGCCAGAAGAGCGCAAAGCTCGTAGGAAATATATGGAGCATCAGCGATACCTGCGCAATAGGGAAGACATTCTGGCCAAACAGAAAGTCTATCGAGAGACGCACAAGGAACAAATCCGTGAGCGACGGCGCAAGCGTGATTTTGAGAGAGTCTACGGAAAGCCGTATGATTAACACTAAGGACTCGGCTATGCCGCTTTCAAAGAAAGAACTATGACAGAAGAAATCAACAACGGAATACCCCTGCCGGACAGCAGCGACGCGAAGCCACAGCCACCCGATTTCCTGAAGGATGATAATTGGTTCGGTGAGGACATCAAAGAATTGTGGCTTGACTTCTCAGAGCCATATAAACCGCCACGATGGACGCTCAGTCACAACGGCGTACCATTTGCCAACCTCGGAGAACTACACGTTATTACGGGCAAATCTGGGCACGGCAAGACATCATTCATGTCGATGGTGATGGCGGCAATCCTGAAAGGTGAGTATTACGGACTGAGATATGAACTGCGTGATGAGATTCCAAAGCCCGTGGTACTCTATATCGACACGGAGCAGGGCAAGGATGATTCAATAGCCATCAAGAACCGCGTCTGTTCGTTGGCAGGATTCGACTACAACAAGCCACAGGAACAGTTCAAGTTCATCCGTATGCGTGACACAGAGACGGCAGAACAACGCTGGCGGCAGATGCTTCAGGCAGTGTGGGATGCCAAGCCGAACATCATCTTTATGGACGGTATGCTCGACATCGTGGATGACTACAACAGCCAGGAGAAATGTCAACCGATGATACGCAAGTTTATGAAAATGGCGACGTACTACAACGCTTCTGTGTGGTGTGTGTTGCATGAGAATCCCACCTTTGAGAAGATGGTCGGTACACTCGGATCGGTGCTGGAGCGCAAGGTGACTGAGGCATTTGCCGTCCGCAAGCACAAACAGGACAAGATGCCGAAGAAAGAACAGCGTGAAGACCGCCCGCAGATATACTTTACCGTTGAGCAGAAGAAAGCCCGTCGTTATGATCAGAGTGATTGGGACTTCGAGGTGATCAACAATGCCGACGGCTGGGGTGTTCCTCGTGAACTGGAGGATGAAGAGCAGAAGGCTGTGAGCATTCATAAGCCAGAAGAAATCCAGCAATGGATTGAAGAACGGCGACGTGACATCGAATGGCCTGCCACTCATACCGACATCTATCATAACATCTTAAAACCGTATGGCGTGGAAGATGAGAAAGAGCAGAAGAGACTGATGGAAATTTGCCTCAATCGTCGTTTCTTCCTAAAGCAGACGAAAGAAGAAATGCCTGCCGGACAGAAGAACCCACGACTGAAACTCAATGAAGAGATTTTCTTACCGTTCTGAATGTGACCTCTATTTTATTTTTATACAGGTATAAAAATAAAACAACACGCGCACATGCGCACATGCGAGGCTGGCACGCCCCTTGTGGCCGCCTGTGGGTTGGCGGTCACAGACAGGGGCCACCGTGCCACGGGAAGCCTCGCCTCGCACGCACGGATGCACGCACGCACATTCATTTGGTTTTTCATATTGTCGTTTTCCACTCGGTTCCTCAATGCGTGAGCCTCACGGTATATCATACCGTAGTGGTCACGGTATGAGGTAGCGTATTAAATCAACCATAAAACTATGCCGAAAATCAGCGAAGATATTATCAGGGCGGTGACGGATGCCGCAAAGATTGAAGACGTGGTGAAGGACATCATCGGAGAGCGGAGACAGGACAACCCCGGCGGACTTCACAAGGCTGGCGTGAACATGACTTGCCTATGTCCCTTCCATGACGATAAGAACGACGGGAACCTGATCATAAGACCTTCGACGCTCTCTTCACAGGCCGTCGGTCGCAACTCATACAGATGCTTCGTCTGCGACGCGAAAGGTGGCCCAGTGCAATTCCTGATGAATGCGGAAAAGATGTCATTCCCTGACGCGATTCGGTGGCTCGGAAAGAAGTACAACATCCCCGTGGACGATGTGCCGGTCAACTGGACACCGCCGCCACCGAAGCCCGTACCGCCACCACCGCCAGCGTTGGAAATACCGCGAGAGTGGGTGAGCCGGACGATGAAGCTGGCTCCGATGGCGACGTTTGTGACGTGGTATTACAGTCTGCCGTGGTCAGTCGCTCAGATCAGCCGTATGCACAACACGCTTTGGCAGTATTGCGTCGGCGGTTGGAAAGATCACCGTGTAGTGTTCTGGCAGATAGACAGCGACGGCGTGCCACGGGCGGCAAAGCTGATGGCATTCTATGAGCCGGGACATCCGAAGTACGGCCACCGCGTCAAAGAGCAACATCCTGGATGGATATACAACCAGGACGGATGCCGACAGATATGCAAGCCCGACGAGCACACCATCCTGAAACCGCTTTTTGGCAGTCACCTGTTGAAACGCTATCCGAACGCCACAGTGAACGTGGTCGAGAGTGAGAAGACTGCTATCATCATGGCGAACTATTACGGCACGCTCGACACTCAGTTATGGCTGGCCTGTGGCGGTCTGAAGTTCCTACAACTGGAAAGCATGCAACCGCTGATAGACCAAGGCCGACGGGTGTGGCTGTGGCCCGATAAGGACGGTATCGACAAGTGGCAGGAGGTGGCCGACAAGTTAGGCAGCGAACAGGTGCAAGTCTACACAAAGTTTTTCGACACCTGCTGGGAGCCGCAGGACGGTGACAAGGCCGACGCAGCCGACATCACCATCCGCATCATGGGAGACCCAAACTTCAAACCGCGAAGTAGTGATAGTCAGAGCGTGGTTGTTCAGACCACCCCAACCCCTCCTAACTCAGGAGGGGAAGCTGCCGCGACGGATAAGCCCGACGACGTGACCGACGATGAATGGCTTGAACACCTGGAAATCATGAAGTCCATCGGTGACTACGAGGTGATGCACCCAGAACTCGCTAATGAGCCGTTCCTCGATGCTGAAGAACTCACCGATCCTGAACTCCACCGACGGCGTGAAATCCTTCGTCAGCGGTACAACTTCAACAAGTCTCGCAACCGTCCGACACCGCCGACAACCAACATCGAAGGCGTGAAGTCAGTTGGCGAGATATTGAAAGATCATCCTTTAATTCAAAAGCTAATTAACAATGAAATACGAGATAATTCAGCCGATTAAGCTCATCGACTATTCAGACAAATGCCTGGCTGTCATAGGCGACACGAAGCCATTCAAGAGTGACCTGAAGAAGATGGGAGGCCGATTCAACTATGGTCTGTCCTGCGGTGCCGGATGGATATTCCCCAAAAAGAAGCGCGAGGAATTGGAGAAGTACGTCAATTCCAAAGGCGGTGACGGTAGATTCAAACAACTATTACTTTTCTGATATGGAGAACAATAAAGAACGCTTTGAGCAACTTGGCACGAAGATTGACCCAGCGATGGCGGAGGTTCTGAATGCGTGTTGCGATGCCTTGCAAACAGATGTCTATCACCTGTTACAATGGTTCGCCTATACGGTCATCAGAGCAGCCCATCCTCTTCACCAGATGACTCCTGAGATTCAGAAGCTCATGACGCTGCTGGAGAGCGATGCCGGTTGGCAGACGGCTTTCAACCTCGTGGCTCCTGACCGCAAGAAGATAGCGCAGGTGGTGTTGATACTTGAACAGGAAGGTCACAAGGGATTCGGTGCTGTGATGATCGACAAGCCGTGGATGGGCGAGGCGCGACAGACCGAGTGCGTTGATGATATACTGGAGCGCGTGACGAATGTGTTGGTGCCTGGTATTTATCGGCGGCTGGAATCATTGAAGCGCAAACTTGAAGCCGAAAGCACACTCGACGCGCTGCTGACGATGATCGACGCTCAGACCATCTTTGAACTCGACGAAGCAGAGCGTGCCGAAATGCCTCAGATGGGCGACATCGCCCCCAACGGCAAGGCACTCGCCTACGGCAAGCGCACCAAGCGCAAGAAGCATTTTACGCCAGACACTATGCCGACTCAGGCATCACTCTTTGGAGATATTGACCACAGCGCACCGGCTCCCGAACTGGAAGACTGGGAAGGTGAGAGAGTGAACAGAGACTTGAACAGAGAACTATCACGAGGCCACGTTGACGATGATTGACTACGAAGGAAACAATTATCAGCCGGAGCCTTGCAAGCCTGAGCAGACACAGACCACCAACGGTGACGAGACCGTGAAGTGGCTGGAGGATCACTTAGGTTTTAGGCCAATGGGCGCAGAATGGTAAGCGTATGAGCAAGAAGGATTATCGACGGCGACCTGAGCACCAGGCACTCTACAACTCAAAGGCATGGCAGGAACTCAAAGCCTTCACCAAGCAACGGGCTGGAGGACTATGCGAACGGTGCAAGGCCGACGGGTACATCACGACGGGCGTTGACTGCCACCACATCGTACCTTGGGAGACGGGCCGAACGATGGAAGAAGTCAAACGGCTCTTCTTTAATCCAAACAATCTGCGCCTGTTGTGCGTATCATGCCACATCCTGACCCATCAAGAACTCAAAAGCCATAAGAAAGACAAGGTGGCTGAGAACAAAGCACGGGCACGACAACGATTCTTGGAGGCAAACGATCCGAACTACCAGCCACCGAAGGCATTGGAGGCCCCGAAGGTCGGCGAGTACGTTGACTTCATTGAGGTGAAGGATGACAACCTTACCCCGAACAAACCCCCCATATAGGGTCATTTACTTTTTACCCCTCTCGATTCCCAAAT